GCGCATCTTAACACCAGATGTTTCGCCAGTAACGATTTTATTCTTGAATGTCTCGATGTAAGTTGTTACGTCGATAGTACCAGTAAACTGTTCTAGTTTAATAAAGTGTACTTGGTTATCTGCGTTGACTGAACCTGGAATTACCTGCGAACCGTTTTTAAACACGTGGTCGCCAAAACGAGTAACTTGGTTTTGTAAGATCGTTTGAATTTGAGTTAATTCACGAGCTTGAACCGCATAACTCGGACGGAATAGAATTCGATAGAAGTCTTTCTGAGCGTTATAATCGTCAAAATACGGTTCTGTGTTAAAGTCAATTGCCATTCTGCGTTCTCTTTAAGTTTAACTGTTTATTATTTATTCTTAGAAATTGATGATAGTTCTAAGAGTAATCGTTTCATCACCAGAAGGAGTGAAACCTTGTTTGTTATCAATATACATCATCTGCCCTGAGTATTTATCCACTGTTGGGTAACCGATTGTAGTTGCAGTAAAATTATATGTAACATATTCGCTGTTAATAAAAACGTCGCTGTTTCCTGGGATATCATTATCAAGAGATTGCACAAGAGCAGTTGAGTTTGTTACAGAAACGATACGATAACGTTTTTTAGATTTTGTAGAACCAACGTATGTTAAAGAACAAAAACCGTTCTTTTCAGTACCTGTCATATGCGTTGGAGGTGTTGAACCAGTTAAACCAGAAACAACGACCGTATAAATTCTATCTTCATAGTATAAGAAATCGCCAAGATAAACATATTGCGTTGGTTCCCAAACAATTTCTGGATTGTTTGTTCGTTCAACATATACTTCATCATCGCGTTTAAATTTGGTAGTGTCAATTGGAGACTGAACAATATAACAGCAAGAACCAACTGTTCCCTGGAATACTTCAAGACCATTAAATACACGTGGGTTTTTAATGATACCAACTTGACGGTAGTCGTTAGCAACGATAACACCTTGGTTCAGGTCTGTAGAAATATTAGAATACAACATCAATGATCTTGCAAATAATTCTTCTGGAGCGTTTTTACCATGGCCGCCGAACGGAGAAATAATAGCACGAAGTTGCGCGCCATTACCGTTACCTGTAATTTTTACATCAGCCCAAGTATAACCAGAACCGCGATTAATGATATTAACCTTTTTGATAGCTTTAGTGTCTGGGTCAATCACAGCTTCGGCTTCAGCGCCAGTACCATCGCCGTAAATAGAGATGTTAGCGACACCATAAGAATAACCACCAGAATTGATAGCAATTGCGTCAATAGTACCTTCTGGTGTTAAGATTTCATTGTTAGCTTGCTGAGAAGAAATAGCCCCTAAAGACAAATCAGCCTGTAGAGCAGCCCCAATTCCATCTCCAGATACAGTCAATTCAGCCTTAGTGTAACCAACACCTGGGTCGTCAACCACAATATACACAAGTTGACCATTAGAAACGATAGGTGTGATCTTAGCTTCGGACTTGGCAGTATAGAAACCGATTTCTGCCTCTTTACCTGTCGCATCAATAAAATTAGCCTTTGGAGTTTCTGAGTATCCTGCGCCGTAACGAAGAACAGCGTAACCAGTGGCAACAGTACCATCTCTTCTTAAAGAAGCTGGAGCGCCAATATATTGCATGTTAACAGCACCATTATAGACATTACCACTAGTGTGAACGGGTTCAGTTCCGCCAGTTAATCCGCCATTTAAACACTTGTACAATCTATTAGAAACATAAACAGTTTGGTTTGCAACAACTGTTGTATTTGCAGACCACGCTGGTGATGATACAACAGTACCTGTGCTGTGTACAGGATCTAATGTGCCAGTGTAACCAGCGTTCATTACAGTATACAAGTTAGTGCCATTTGACAACTGATCATTTGTATAAACTTCTTTGAAAGTTTCAAATGGCGTTCCAAACGTTACAGTAGGTTCTGATGTATAATCAAAACCAGAGTTAATAACGTAAGTTGAAATTACTTTATCTTGATAGATTTTAGATTTAACGATAGCAAAAGAACCTCCACCACCTTCAACGTTGACCTCTGGTGCTGTCAAATATCCAGAACCAGAGTTAACGATATTAACTTCTCTAACGGAACCATTCAAAGTAATGCTATCAATAATTCCAGTTTCAACAGTTGCTGTTGCCGCGCCTGCTGCGCCACCACCACCCGAAATTTGAACAACGGGGCTAGTGTATCCAGTTCCACCATTTGTAACTGTAATTGCAGTAATAGGAGACCCAGACATAACAGGTGTTAATACCAAGCCTGTACCAGAACCTTCAATTAAGATGGAAGGAGAAGAAGTATAACCAGAACCTTGGTTTACGATTAAAACATCAGTTACAACACCACCAGTTAAGATAGCTTGAATCTGAGCACCAGAGCCGCCACCGCCATATACAGTTAGCACAGGAGGTGTTAAGTATCCAGAACCACCGTTGTTGATAATAACGTCGTTTAGTGTGAATGTGCCGATCGTTGCAACTGCTGTAGCATTAACGCCAGTACCATCCAAAATTGTAACTGATGGTGGAGTTAAGTATCCAGCGCCACCAGACGTCACCGTAATTTTCGTAATATTCTTAGGGTTTACTGTTGTTACAGTACCCTTCAATGTAGAACCAATATATTTAATAGCAGCAGTGCCGTTTAGTACTGTACCGAAACGGTGTGTTGGTTCATATGTTGCTGTAACGCCTGGTGTTACAACTTCATAGAAATCGCTTACTGAGTTAAAAATCTTTTGACCCAGCGTCACACCAGTAGTTTGTGTAAATGGAGATGCTCCAGAAACAGGGTCACTGAATGTGATAGATGGAATTTGATAACCTGTACCTGGTTGTACAACAGTTGCACCAGTTACATAGATAGGGTCAGCTGCTCTATATCCATCGCCTAGAACAGAAACTGTTGCTGATGTGTAATTTTTACCACGGTTGGCGATAAAAATATTATCAATAGTTCCGTTTGAATAAAAATGGTTTGTTAGAGCAGAAACTACAGGGATATATTCATCCGTGTAGAATTTATTGCGAAGGTTAATTGGAATGTTGTACATAAACTTCCAAATATACCCGTCTGCCGTTTCAAATGGATCAAGTTGAGTACCTGTTGGTTTTACAGTTGATCTAGAATTGTTATTGTTATCTAGACATTTGTAAACGTTATATTCGTCAGTTACAACATAGAATGCTGCATCTTCAATCTTCTGTTTACCTGTAGATGAAATACCAATTTTGGCTTTTAAGTTGGCGCCAGAACCAGAAGAAGCTGTAACTGTGATAGTTGGTTCTGATGTATAACCATATCCGCGACTAGTCAAAGTGACGCCAGCTATCTCACCACCTTCAACTTCAGTAACAACTGCAGTTGCACCTGTACCGCCACCACCTGTGATAGATAGTTCGATGTCGTAAATGTCAATATAACCAGTACCACCAGAAATGATGTTAACGCCGATTACCTCGTCACAATACTGATCATCGTACATATCATACAATTCATTGTCAACCCATTCTTTTCGAGGAACAACGAACGCGATATCTGACGGTCTAATTTCTTTTAATGTGATAATTTCATTACGAACGTCGTGTTCATATTTTAAGCTATCAATCGGATAAGGTGGATTATCCTCGTCAGTCCACCCGAGAGTTTTACCAAGAAAATAGTAATAAGACCCAGTTCTTGTGACTAGGTCTCTATACACACCCTCTGCTAGAGATTTGTGAAGAATTGTTTTAACTAATGCTGTATTAGCCATGCTTTACCTTATCCGATTACATTAAAAGTATAATATAGAAATTGTAAAATTAACTTACAGTAACTTTCCAAGTAATAGCGATAGTGTCACCAGCCTGTTTAGTAACAGTTGGGAAATTTGTGCGGCAAAGCATAGTACCTGCAGTAGATGCGTTTAAAACGCCAGCTTCTGTAATAGCACCAGTACCAGTACCTGCAGGGAAAGTTGCAGTATATGTAATGTCGTTAGTACCTTGAACAGCGCCAGATAACAGAACACGAGCAGTTTGTGTACCTAGAGCTGTATCGCCAACTACGGCTGTGGCAGTACCAGTACCGATACCCATGTGAGTCATAGCAACTGGGTTGTTAGTAGTTGTGGCAATCATTTTACCAGCGATATAGTTTTTACCAGTGGTAACAACCAAGTTAGGAACTTTATGTTCCATCACAAGTTCGCCTGCCGCATTAAATTGTTGGATATGAACAGCACCAGTAGCCTTGATACCGTCTTCTTGAATCATTTTATCCATAAAATCTCCTTGTTAGAATTGCTGTTGTAGACCAGCATTATACGTTAAATCTTCGAAGTAACCACCTTCATCATACGGGTCTTTGAATAGATAACCGCTTTCGCCAAACCCGCTTGTTGTCTCCTCGTAGTATTTAGCTAAGTTAAATGCAATATCACCAAGTTCGCTGTCGATCGCATATACGACAGCGTCGGTATTTGGTACAATCTTAGTAATATCTAAAAGTGGCAGTGAGTGTGTTGCTGCAGGTTGGTCGTCTAAATTATCCCATGACAAATCAACATTCAGAGTAACATCTTCTTCTTCGGTTAGAGTTTCAGTGAGACCCTTATTAAAGTTATAGTACACTGTACTAGAACCCATATTTTCATGCGAAGCAGTTACAGTTTCAGTTCCCAGGTCTTTCGACAATGTTTTTAAGAAAATACTATCATCAAACTCGTTGGTAGAAGATGATAGATCTTTAATAAAATTGTAGTAGACGTTTGTTGTAACTGGAGTAACAAAACTAAACAACGTAACACCAAGAGACTTGACGAATGCAGAGAACCCGATATCTAAGTTGAAGAAGTTCTGAATACTATATTCGCCGAACATAGCCATACCAGAAGGGTGTAGCATAGTACGAACAACAGCCGCATATGATTCTAATTGTTCATCAATCTTAAGAACATATGAGAATGCTTGATAATATCTAGAGTCTTGAATAAACATAGAGTCATCCAAGAATCCATCGTTAGTTTTGTAGTAGCCTGGATATTTAGCAACGGCACCGAGGTTGACGTTGATAACAGCTGGATTGCTGCTAGAAGTGTCTTGAGCGTCAGTAAAGAATTGACGAATTACAGTACCAACATATGCACCGTCAGACCAATTATAATCCCAATAGTCACCAGCGTTAATGTAACCAATTTCGTTGAACCCTTCTGTGGATTCAAACATATAATAATCATATACAGAACCAAGAATAGGCTCACCTTGCGCCCCAGAACCTGTAGTATCTCCTGGCTTATTCTGTATTGTCAAGAAAGCGTTGGTATATCCAGAACCAATGTTATCAACAATAATCTCAGTAACTACGCCATCCACAATAACAGAATGCGCAGCGGCACCTGTACCATCACCACCAACAATAACTGTAGGGGCTTGGGTGTAATTGGAACCGCCATTAATGACGTCAATTTTACCGATAATGTCAGGCGTTAATTGGAACGAGTTAGAAACAACGCCACCAACGTCTTTTTTTCTCAACTTATTAGAGATAGCTGATGATGGAGATACGGTTAAAGAGAAATCTGTATTGTAATGCAGACCGAATTTGATAACGTCAATTGTCTTCAAACCGCCATTGTCGAAAATAGTTAACACCTTAAACCATAAAGGTGTGCCGTCACCAGAAGAGATCTGAAAAACTTGTCCTGGTTTAAAATCTTGCCCTGGTTCATGGATTCTTAACTTAGCAGTACATGGTAAAATTTGACCCTGGAATACTGCGCCATATTTTACTGTATCACCTGCAATTACATCACAGTAGAAGTTACGATCTAAGAAAATCTCCCAGATATTTTCTTGCTGGTCAAATAGTTGTACTTGTTCAACGTTAGCTGTAATTCTATTTGCAGAAACGGCACCCTTGATGATGTCAGTTCGGTAAATCTTTTTAGATGTTTGAATATCTACTGTTTTACCAACTAGAGACTGTGGATCGCCAGCGTC